CATCCAGGCCGTTGATGGCATTGACGCTGCTGGGGTTGGTTGGGTCTGACGAGACCGCAAACCCAAGCAGGCCGCCCAGTGCCGCGCCGATTGGGCCGCCGAGGCTGAATCCGGATTGCGCACCGTTGCCGATGCCCGTGATGCCGAGCGCATTGCCGATCTGAGACCCGATCGACTCGCCGGACCCGACTGCGCCGCCGAACCCGCCGCCCAGAGACTCGGAGGGGCCTGCGCCCCCGTCCGCCGAGTCGCCGTGTTCCTGGGGTGCGTTTGCAGCCGCCGCTGCGCGGGCAGCCTCTTCGGCTTGCGCGGCCGATGCGGCTTCAGCCTGCGCGCGGTACTGAGCCAGGCTGTCGGCCAGCGACCGCATGACCGGTGGCGCGTACTGCTGCATGGCGGTCGGTGCCACGCCCATGACCGGACCCATGCCCCCGCCAGCCTGCCCGATCCCGCCGGGCTGCATGTTGGTGTACCGATTGAGGCCGGACCCCGCCTGCAGCCCAGCAGGCGACCACGGGGCCACGTCGAGCAGGCCCGGGCGGTTTGAGTAGTTGTTCAGTGCCATCTGGTCACCCCAAGAGCCCGGCGAGTCCGCCGAGTGCGGCGCCCCATGGGCTGCCTGTTGCGCCGTAGCCGGCCAACGCGCCGCCCGCGGCGTTGCCCCACGTCGACCCGCCGCCTTGGCTCTGCGTGCTGGTGTTCGTCTGCCCGTAGTTCATGCCCAGCGCCTGCCCGAGTACGCCGAGCTGTTGCTGCGGGTACTGCTGCGCCGTCTGCCAGTTGCCGTAGTTGGCGTTCAAGCCGGCTTGCTGCTGGTTCTGGAGCGTGTTCCCGATGTTCATGAGCTGCGAGGCGTCGGTGTAGTCCTGCGCGGCGTACTGCGGGGCCATCGACAGCGCCTGCATCTGGTTCGCCTGCTGGTTCTGGAACATCTGGTTCTGCGCCGATGCCTGGGCCTGCCCACCGGTGAAGAGCTGGTTCTGGTACTGAGAGCCGGCATTGAACTGGTTCTGTGCCTGCTGCTGTCCGGCCCCGTACAGGTTCTGCGCTTGCTGCTGGCCGGCGTTGAACTGCTGGCTCTGCAGTTGCGCGCCGCCGAGGTACAGGTTTTGGGCTTGCTGCTGGCCAGCGCCGTACAGGTTCTGTGCCTGCTGTTGCCCGGCTCCATAAAGGTTCTGCGCCTGTTGCTGGCCCGCGCTGAACTGCTGGTTCTGGAGCTGTGCACCGCCTTGAAACTGGTTCTGAGCGAGCTGCTGGCCGGCGCCGTACTGCTGGCCTTGCAGCGTCTGGCCGCCCTGATAGAGCCGGTTGGTCGCGTTTTCCTGCAGTCCTTGCCGCGTGGTGTAGTCCTGCATCCGCATCCCGGACGAGATGTTGCCGAGCTGTTTGGCGAGGTCGGTTTGCTGGTTGGCCTGCACCTGCTGCAGTCCGCTGTTCCCGAAACTGCCGCTCTGCGCCATGGCCGCATCCATCTGCGGGCGCACCACCTGCGAGTAGTTGCGCATCGTGTCAGAGCTGGCCGCGTCTATCTGCTGCTGCAAGTACGGGTTTTCGGCCTGGGCAAGCGGGTTCTGTGCGTTCAGGTAGGGGTTGGCGGCTCCGGCCTGCGAGTTGTACGCGTTCAGGTTCTGGTTCTGGGCGCCGGCTGCAGTGTTCTGCGTGTTTGCATACGGATTCCATGCGTTCGCGTTCGCGTTCGTCGCACTCAGGTACGGGTTCGACGCCGACGCCGACGTGTTCTGGACGTTGGCGTATGGGTTGAAGGCGTTTGCGTTCGCGTTCTGTTGCGTCAGGTACGGGTTCTGCGCCGCCTGCGCGCCCAGCCCCTGCCCGCCCGCAATGCCCTGCAGCGCCCCCTGGGCGGCGTTCATCGCCGGGTTGCCGCTCATGGCCCGGTTGGTGATGGCATCCATCGCCGTCTGCTGCGTGCCGTTGAGGTCGGCGACGCGCTGGCCCTGGTACTGCTGGAACGGCTGGTCCGCGACGCTGAACGCGCGGTCCATGTACGTTTTCAGGTACGGCTGCAGCCACTCCGGAGCCTGACTGCTGGTGGTGGTGATCGTGTCGGCCATGTTGGTCCTTTACTGCGCAGCCTTGAACGTGATTCCGTCCAGGCTGAACCATGTGTTGACGCCATCCCACGGCTTGACGCTGCCATCAGAGAGGATGACGACGCTCCCGAATGCATTGGCCGAAACAGTGGCAATGAACTCGCTGTTGGCTGGGCGGACGCCCGCAGGCAGCGTGAAGGCGGTTTGCTGCATCGCTCCGGATTTGATGAGGCCGCGCAGATGCACAAGCCCAAGCCCATCAAGCAGGTAGCCGGCAGGGTTGTAGCCGCCGCCGAAGTTGGCCCACCCGTTCAGCAGCGCGGGCGCCACGTAGCCGCCGCCCGAGGTGTCCAGCGCGTTGATCTTGCGCAGCAGCGGCCGGAGGATGTCCGTCAGCGTGCGCTGCAATGCCCGGTCATAGGCGGACTCGGGGGCCATCGGCAGGGCTGGCGTTTCGTTCAGTTTCATCGCGACCCCCCCGTCACGCCGTTGACCGTGATGGCGCGGATTTCAGGCGTCGCGCTGCCGTAGACGTATGGCAGGCTGACCGTGAACTTGTGCCACCGATCGTGCTGCCGGATCGGGACCTTGCCGTCCATCTCCGTCCCGGTGCCGGCTGCAGTCTTGACCGCACCAGACGTGCGCCCGGTGTAGCCCTGCACCGTCGCACCAGTTGCTGCACTGCTGGCGCATATCAGGCGCAGATCGAGCACGCGGGTGCTGGTCGAGTCGTCGCCGAGCACGCCAGTTGTCAGGGACGGGAGCGGCGTAGGGGCCGTTCCGTCATCGTCGATCCACTGGTAGCCGACAGATGACCCGTCATTTGCGGCGACGCACATTGTCGTCACGCCGCCAGAGGCAATCGGTCCGTACTCGCCCACGGCCGTGATCTGCCGAGCGTGGCGACGGTAGCCCCATGTCCCCGTCGTCACGTTGTAGACGAGGCAGGAGTCCCGCCCGGCGCCAGTGGAGCGGCTGAACCAGACATGCACGCTGGTCGTGCGCTTGTTGTAGTAGCAGAGGCAATCCTTGATGCCGCCAAGGTATGTCATGCCGCCGAAAAACGACTGCGCAATCACATCCACGCCGACCGGCTGCGGGCGCGTGCCGTCGAAGATCCAGAATCCATCCGGACCGACAACGAAATGCGCGCCACCGATGTCGCACACGCAGCCCGGGCCAGCCGCCCCCGCGTAGCCGGGCACATGATCCCACTGCCACACGACCGGGCTGCCGATGTACGAGCCGACGAACATGGCGCGGTCTTTGTACGCGATGACGTTTTGCCCAAGCGGCAGCGCGGCCGTGAACCCGCCGCCGTCCTGAACGATGCGGCCGGTGGTGGCCTGCGTGCTCAGGCTCGGCGTCCATGAGCTGTGGTCGTTGATCGCGGAGCACCACCACCGGTCGCCCTGCTCGCCATAGGTCGCCTCATTGGTGCCGAACGCCAGCACGAAATTGGACGCGCTGACGATGACCTTGGCCTTGGGTGCATCCGCCACTTCGGCAAAAACCCATCCACCCGCTGCGCTTGCCTGCTGGATGCGGTTGAAATAACCGCTGACGAGCGCGGCATTGCCGAACATGGCCATCGACCATGGCAAGGCAGCCGGCGCCACTACAGTGTCTGTGTGCGCGGTAGGCGTAAGGTAATCAAGATAGACCTGCAGCTTGGCGGCGCTCGCCAAGATGAACACGGGAGCACCATCCGTCGTCTGTGAGCGCAGCATGCCAGTGATGGATGCAGCGAGCGCTGGCGTCGTTTTGAACCATCCGCTCGCCACCTTGACCCCGTTGGTTGTCGGCACCACGTTCACGCAGTCGGTCAGGATGCCCGGCTTCGTCGGCTCGTCATCCGGCGCGAGGCCGGTGATGGGGATGGCCTTGGCGAGCGGAATCACACCTGCACCCACGTGTCGGAGCGGATCGCCAGCGCAGACAAGCCGCCGGCCTCTGCGCGCTTGTCAGCCGCCTGGGCGCCGGCCATCGCGGACACGTAGGCACGTAGCGCGCGGGCCTGCATCTCGTCGTCAGCCAGGTAGCCTGCCGCCTCGATCAGCAGCGCGTGCAGGTAGATCGACGGATAGCGCGCCATGATGGCGTTCTCGTCGGAGTCTGCGCTTGGCGTGGAGAGCTTGCCGTAATAGACCGCCTCCAGTGCGCTGGAGCTGGTCGTGCCCGGTGCCGTGATGATCTTCCCGCCACGCACCGCGAACCTAAACGGCAGGCCGGCGCCAAAGCCCTCGATGTCGCCGATCTTGTCTTCGCTGACCGAGGTCATGACCACGCGGGACGCAGCGTCACGCAGGCGCAGCAACTCCAGGTAGCCGGCCGGCATGGTGAGCACGCCAGATGCGGGCGTCAGGCTGGCCGTGACGATCATCTCGGCGCAGCGCAGGGGCTCGATGTTGTTGACGGGGTCGCCGCTGTAGATCCGCTCTTCAGCAAGCAGCAGGAACGTGCCCATTTGGGCCGTCAAGTCGTTGCGGTTGGCCCATGCGGACACGGCGGTTTTGAGCGCGCCCCACTGCATCAGATGCGCCCCGGCCAGACCCGGAACGCCGCCAGCGCCGGATCGTTGCAGGCACGGCGGATGTGCTCGGGGTTGCCCACAAACTCGCCGAACGTGATCCCGTTGTCGTTGCAGTACCGCTCGACCACCACTTCAGGCAGCCGGGCGGCGAGGCGCACATCCCCGCGCTGTTCGGTCTCGTTGTGCAGGGCCTTGCAGTGGTCGGCAATGACGGTGCAGTCCTGCGACCGCTTGACCACCATGAGGCCATCGACGAAGCTGATTCGCGTGGTCGGGCTGTTGCTCATATGTCCTCCACCGGGCTGACCTGCAGTTGGCCTGAGCCGCCGATCTGGATGCTTGCGAAGTGAGTGAGCGAGTGCGTGCGCAGCACGATGGCGTCCGCCGGCTGCACCAGGGCATCGCCGGGCACAGCAGTGACGCCCGCCACGCCGATGCGCACGTAACACGCGGCCGTGGCGGCGAATCGGCAGTATTTCGGGACGGAGCCCGAAACGGTCGGCAGTGCAGCGGCGGCCGAAGTGCCGCTGGTCGTCATCGTGACGCCGGTATTGACGATGGTCAGTGAGTCCATGCTGATCCTCAGGTGAGCGGGCCGAAGCCCGCGGGTGGTCAGATCAGATCAGGGTCACAGGACGTCACGCACGGCGGCGGAGCCCTTCTCTTGCCGCGAAACCAGCGTGTACTCGACCAGCAGTTGACGCTTGTCGGCGTCGCCGGTCTTGGCGAGGGGCGTGGTCTGCATCGGGCGCAGCGTGGCACAGCCCCACATATCGGTCTGCAGTGCGAACACCGTGCGGCTGCGCTGGAAGCGGTTCGGCTTTGCGGTGATCATGCCGAAGTCGCTGATGTAGACATCGACCGAGGCGGTCACCTTCTTGTCTTCCGACACGTCGTAGCGGGTGTTGCCGCCAGTGAAGGTCGAGAAGGATTGCTTCTGCGTGCCGCCCATCATCAGCATGTCGATCTTGCCGCCCTGCGCCCATGCGAGCTGCAGCACGTTCTTGAGCTGCGTTTCGGTGAAAGCGCGGGCAGTGCCGTCCGTGGCGGCGGTGTTGGTGCCGATGTTCGGGGCCGCGCCGCCCGCGCCCATGTCGTTGTTCGTGGCGATCCAGCCCTCCAGGCCGCGCAGTTGGCGGGCGGTGCCGGCGGCGCCCACGGCGTACACCGTGTTCTGCGTCAGCGCCACTTCCATGTCGCGCTTCAGCTCCAGGCCCTTGAGGCTGACTTGGTAGGCCAGCTCGTCGTCACGGCCCGCGGTGTTGACCGCCTGCGAGGTGCCCGAGACGATCACGGTCTTGGAGCTGATCTGCGTGTAGTTGCCGATGCGCGCGGTCGGCGTCACAGCGGCTGCCGTGGCGTCGTCGCCTTCGATCTGGGCATTGTTCGCAGCGGTGGCAAGGTCTTGGGTCTGCCACTCGTGGAACGTGCTCGTCGCCTTGCTCTTGGCGATGGCCGACAGAAACGGCGTCTCGGTCGGGGCGATGCGGTAGATCACGTCTTCCAGATCCTCGCGGATGCCCTTGGCTTGGTAGGTCTGGAGGGTATTGGTTGGGGCTGCCATGATGGCTCCTTACAAATTGGTCACAGGCGGCCGCGTAGTGCTGCGGCGGCGTCGTTGATGGAGCCGGTGCGGCGTAGCGACTGCATCGCGCGCGTCCGGCCATCGGTGGAGCCGGTCTCTGCGCTGCCGGGGCGCTCGGTGCGCACTGGTGGCAGGCCGCGGAGCCGGCTGTTGAGGTCGGTCTGTGCTCTCGCGGTCGCAGCCTTCAGCGCGGTGAGTTCGGCCGTCACGCTGTCGAGCTGCGCCGCCTTGTGGGCCAGGGCCACGACGCGGGAATCGGCGATCGACCCGATTTCCTCGTCACGGAACCCGAAGCTGGCGAGCGCCCTCTTGACGCCCTCCTTGCCCGTCTTGGCCTTCTCGGCGTCCGCCCATTCGGGGATCGCCTTCACCAGCGCGGCCGTTTCCGCTTCCAGATGCGCCCGGTACCACTGCTCCTGACTCGCGCGCTCTTGGGCTTGAAGGTGGGCCTGTGCCACCCGGGCCTGTTGAGCCTGCGTGTAGTGCTGCTGGTACTGGTGCTGTTGGCGCAGATACTCGACCGGGTCGCTGTTGAGCAACGACGGGTCCGGCTCTGGCGGAGCGCTGGCTTGCAATTTGGCCGTGAAGTGCTGCAGAGCCTGGGCGAGCTGGGCTCGCTCCTGAGCGGCTGCGCGGCCCTCGGACTCGGCTGCCTTGCGCACGGCCGCCGCTTCCTCAAATCGCTTCTGCGCCGCTTCTGCCTTCTGCAGTCGCTCGGTGAGTTCGGAGCGCTTGTAGGTGCGCTCTTCTTCCTTTCCGTCGACCTTGAGCTTCAGCGTGTACGCCGGCTCTTCGTCTTCGGTCTTCGCTTCCGCTTGGTCGTCGGCTGCCGGCTTGGTGCTGTCAGGGTGAGCGGGTTCGCTGTCCTGTGGCGCACGGCTGGCTGTGGCGTCGTCTTCGCGGTCACGGTCGCCCGTCATCTCGGCAAGCCGGGATGCCAGGGCATTGTCAAAGCTGGGCTCTGTCGCGGCCGGCAGGGGCGCCGGGCCTGACTCTGCAGCGGGGGATGCAGCTTGGTCGCTCACAGGTCGAACTCCTGTCCGTCGTGGGTCACATAGCCGCGCGGGCCGTCAGTGACGATGGGATGCGACGAGGCCAGCGGCATGGATGCGGCGACAGCGCCTGGGTAGCTGACGCGGTAGACACGCAGATGCGGATCAGCCGTCTCCAGAGCCATCAAGCGGGTGCGGATGCTGTCGTGCATCATTCCCACCGCCCCCGCATCAAGTCCACTGCGCGCGTCTTCAGCGATCGCTTCCGATCCAGCTGAAGGACCGCCATCTGCCCCGTGGTCATTGCCGTCGCCAGATGTGATTCGATCCGCTGCAGCAGGTTTTGCGCGAGCCATAGTTGTTCACGTCCTTGTGTATCCCGGCCTGTGGTGTCGCGCCACTCGGCCATGAGTTGTTCGCGCAGGCTGTCAATGGCCTCGCGGTAGATTGGCGAATCAATGACGATCCGGGCCTGTTGCCCTCGGTCGATCTCTCGAATCAGCTTGTGCTCGTCATCCATGCTCGGGATGCTGGGCGATTTTTTGCGCGGATGCGGCAACAGCGGCAACGGCGTCCAGCCGGACCCATCGCGCAGGATGGTCCGGCTATTGGGATTGCTGGCATTTCAATACTCACCGGCAGGGTATTAGGCTTGCACTCTGGTGTACGCCCCTGGCGTTTTTCGCCACCCCCAGTCAAGGGTGTCCACTATTTTTGCGGCAGCCGCTGTTTTCGCCGGCCCCGTGTAGTGCGTGCCATCCCCAAACGCGACCGACGACAGGCTATTGCCAGTGCCGGTGTCCAGCACAACAGACGAAATATCACAAACCGCCGGCCCATACATTGACAC